GGAAGAAGAAATGAGATGTGCTATAAAAAGCCTATCACATCCTATAAAGATTTACCACAGAGTAATATACCATTAGAATACAATTATGATAGTGGTAGTGGTGAACCAGTCACAGGGTTTAATCCACTTCACACATTGGATTATTTAGAGAAAGTTAAAGACTTACCTAATAATAGTGCTAGCATAAAGAAAGGGGAGGAGTAACATGGCTTCTACCCCTTATAAAACCAATAAGAAAGAAAACATTGATAAAACCTTAACCATGCGTAAAAGTGGTTCAGGTGAAAAGGTTTTTAGTCACGTTGGTGGTAAAACACATGCTTTAGAAAAGAAAGCTATTTCTAAGAAGAAAGCTCTAGAACAAATTAGAGATGTAACAGAAGTAGAAATTGCAGACAGAAAAAGCCATGGACACCATATTGGTAGCAAACAACATACAAAAAACAAATACAAGTAAACATGGCCCCTACAAAGAAAACAGCCGCAGCTAAAAAGAAACAAGCAGCAGCACGTAAGAGAAAGGGTGGTTCTAACGTAGGAAAGTATAAAAAAGGTATAGCATTTGCTGGACCTTCAGGAGGAGCACCTAAAGGTAGTTTCCCCATCAATACACTAAAGAGAGCTAAATCAGCTCTTAAGTTAGCCCATAATGCTCCACGTCCTGCTGGAATTAGACGCGCTGTATATAAGAAGTATCCAAGTTTACGACCAAAGAAAGGAGCAAAGAAATAATGGCACCAAGAAAAAAGACAACAAGAAAAACAACAAGACGCAAAGCTCCAGCTAAAAAGAAGAAAGCTAAATCAAGAGTTAACGAAGCTGGTAATTACACCAAACCTACTATGAGAAAAAGACTATTTAATAAAATCAAAGCAGGTAGTAAAGGTGGTGCTCCGGGCCAATGGTCGGCTCGTAAAGCACAGATGTTGGCTAAGCAATACAAAGCCGCTGGTGGAGGATACCGTTAATGGCCCTTAAAAAGTCTCAGAAGTCCCTAAAGAAATGGGGTAAACAAAAATGGGGCTATGTTACCAAAGGTGATGAAAAAAAGCCAAAATCTAAAAGAGGTCGATACTTACCTAAGAATGTAAGAGACAAACTAACCAAAGGACAGAAAGCAGCAACGAACCGCAAGAAACGTAAAGCTGGTGGAGTGGGTAGTAGAGCAAAGTATTCTAAGAAAATTAAAAAAGCAGTAAGGAGGAGTAAGTAATGCCATACGGTAAAAAGATGTCATATAAGAAAGCAGGATATAAATCTAAAAAGAAAAACAAGAGGAAGAAGAAATAATGGCCCCTAAAAAGAAAAAGGATGCTAAACTAACTCGAGCAGGTGTTTCAGGCTATAACAAGCCTAAAAGAACACCTAATCACCCTAAAAAGTCACATGTAGTTGTAGCTAAGGTGGGTGACAAAACTAAATTGATTAGATTTGGTCAACAAGGTGTAAGCACTGCTGGTAAGAAGATGGACCCAAAATCTAAAGCCCGAAGAAAGAGTTTCAAAGCGCGTCACGCTAAGAATATTAAGAAGGGAAAGATGTCTGCTGCTTACTGGGCTAATAAAGTTAAATGGTAAGCTTTATATAGGTAGACCTTCTAATTATGTATGGGCTCTCGCCTTAGGGCCATTGCCTCACAGGTTCTTATCGCAAGTGCCACGTGAGAGTCCCAATATGGAGATATCAACATATGAATAATACAAACAATGAAACAGCAGCCAATGAAACAGCTGACGATGGAAATATCACAGCTCTTATTGAGACTGTAGAAGAATCTGGAATGTTAGACCAAATAATGGATGAACCAATTTTAGCAGGATTAACTACTATGGTATTAATTTTAGCTAGCGCAGTAGCTTATCAAGTACCCGCAGTTAAAGAATTAGTATTCAAGTACTTAAAAAATAACGAAGCTGAATTGATGAAGATGTTAGATGGAAATCTAAGTAAAGCCCAGATGAAAGCTTTTGAAAAGCTAGATGAACAAGCGCAGAAGCACGTAAAAGACTCATTAGTTCGAAATGTATTGATAACAGCATGGGATGAGAAAGACGACGAACTTGCAGCATTAGTCAAGTCTAAAGTCAAAGCAGCCCTTGATGAAGGCAAAGCACTTTGAAGGACGTAGAGTTATACGAGCAAAGATTACGTCAGAGAGTCGGAGAAGCTGAATATGGTCGCCATAAAGAGCTTGTCCGTCTTCTGGCGCGCAATCTTGCTCTTGAAGACTTGCTTTGGGAAGAAATTCTTTTATGTATTCGGGATGTTAACGCTAGAACAGAGCTCTTGCGACAAAGAAATCAAATCGTTCGTGACATACATACTGAATTCAGAGCGTTGAATATCGAAGTACCAACAGATGTAGAAAAAAGCGCCGCAGACTTTGGTGCATTTTTAGAGGAATTAACAGATGATGAAAAACCAAAAGCACCTAAAGACACTACTAACCGGTAAAGGTGGATTAGATTCAAAACAATTAGAAAATATATTCGATAAATGTAGACAAGATAAAGATAAAATGCGTAAATTGATACGTGCATTTTGTTCTGCATATTTAATTGATGGAAATCAACGACCACTTAAGTTAAGACCTTTACAAGAAGACATAGTTTTAGAATGTTTAACTGATAGAAAAGACGGTAAACAAAAAAAGCTCGCTATTTTAGCACCACGTGGTAGTGGTAAATCTTTTGCTTTATCAGTAGCAGTTACTATATATATGTTTTTCAATAGATTTAGAGATTTAATATTTATTTTAGCACCAACTGAGGACCAAGCAGCACTTATATTTAATTATGTATATAGACACTTTGCTGATAATACGTTTCTCAATGGTCTAGTGGCTAATTATAGGTTTCATAATAAGCCCAACATAACACTTAAGGGGGGCACTATAATGAGAAGGGCTCCGTTGGCGCCTAGTAACCAAGGACAAGCTATTAGAGGACAGCACCCAACTTTCTTAGTTGTGGACGAAAGTCCCTTAATTGATGACAAATTGTTCATAGATAACGTAGAACCAGCGATAGTTTCAAATAAGGCCCCGTTCATAAATTTAGGTACGCCAAAGTCAAAAGACAATCATATGTGGCGATATTTGTACGATGATGGGTATGCAGATACCTTTACCAGACTACATTATACGTGGCGTGATGCAGTGAAACAAGGAGATGCTTATTCAGCTCCTTATACTGATGAAGAAATGCTTGATAAAATGATGGAATGGGGGGAAGATTCTATCTACTGGAGGACAGAATACGAATGTGAGTTTGTAGAGTCTGTAGCGAATGTGTTTAATCCAGAAAAAATAAAAGGATGTTGCGATGATTACGAACTTACTAGATTGGATGGGGATGGAGTCGAGGGAGGAGGCAATATTAATGTTGGGGTTGACATTGGCAAATCTGTTAATTCTACTGTCATTAGTGCATGGTCCCTTGAAAAGTCTGACAGCGAAAATATTGCACGACTTATTTACCTTGAAGAAATTAATGCCAGAACTGGTGGACATGATATTCCATACCAACGTCAACGTATTATGGATGTTACCAATCAGCTTGGGGCTGACCGCCTCATTGTTGACTGTACTGGTATTGGTGGTGCGGTTGAACAAGATTTACGGTTGGCGTGCTTAGATGGTGGTGTTCATTTTGTACCGTTTGTGTTTACAGGTGGTCCAAAAGGTACTAAGACGCAAATGTACAGAGATTTCGTCTCATACATCCAACAAGGAAGAGTAAGAGTACCAAATCCTAAGAATTTAACACCAGATACAGCTAAATTAGTAAACAAATGGATAAAAGAACATATAGACCTCGAGTATACAATGGATGCTGCTAATAAAACAGAAAAAATATCAGCTCCTACAGGTAAACACGATGATTATTGTGATAGTTCAGCTATGGGTATACACGCTACATTAAGTATGTTACCTATGTCTGGTAATTTCGGACAGACTATAGTTTCCCGACCAATCAATAAACGCATGAATCAAGGTAGAAGACACACATCTTCACCTCTTTTTGCTAAAGTTAGTCGTAAACATCAACTAAACAAGCATACTTTACAAGGTTTGTGACAAAAACTTTATATACCCATCAAGCTTAATTATTTAAAGCCATGTCGTTTATAGATAATGTTAGACGTAGGTTTGCTTCAATTGGAAGTAACCCAACGTACAAAAAGGACGACCCCCGTAGTTACGGTGAAGGAGTTATACAACGTCTTAAAATCAATAGAGGTTTCGCAGGTGGTGCAGATAAAGATTTTGAACCTCACATAGGTAAAAATAGGACCTATATGAATATTTATTTATCTGACCCTATAATCAGAACCTTGATAGATTTACCATGTTTGTATGCTGTTAAAGATAATTTTGATATTGTAACAGAAGATGACAACCTTCGAGAAGAATTAGAAGAAATGTTTAGAGATATTAATATTGAAAACATTTTATATGGGTGGTTAAGGAATGCAAGAATTTTTGGTAGTGGGTATTTAGAATGGACTGGAGATAATTTAATATTACGTTCTAGTCAAAATATGTACGTCAAAAGGAATGAACACGGACAAATAGAATATTATTACCAAAAAATAGGAGATGACAAAGAAAATATTAGATTCGAAGAATCTGAGATAATAGCTTTAAATAATAACTCATTTGATGATTTAGCTTATGGTTTGTCTGATATACACCCTATTATATATTTAGTAGAACTAAAAGATTACGCTGAAAGAGATATAGGTGCAGCTTTAAATAAATACGCATCTAGTAGATTTGATGTTAGCGCAGGTTTACCAGATATGCCCTATGGTCCGGATAAAATTAACGAGATAGTTGATGCTTTTAATACATTAGCCCCCGGAGAAGACATTATTCATGGAAACGACATAACTATAAAAGAATTACAAGGAACTCAAAGAGCTTTTGAATACGGTAAGTATACTGATGATTTATTAGATAAAATACATATAGCTTTGAAAGTTCCTAAAACAATGTGGACTGAGCCCGAAACAGCACGTCCAATATTTGAACCATATGTTAGATATTTACAAACTATGGTAGAGGGAGCACTTAATGCCCAGTTAATGCCACAACTAGAGAGTGGCGAAGCAAAGTTTAAGTTTAGGCAAATTAACGTAAATGATGCATTCACTAAAGCTAAGACAGATATGATATACTTGTCTGAAGGAGTGTTATCACCCGGTGAAGTTAGAGAAGAACGGGGTCTTGACCCTGAAGGAGTAGCCACATTAGATATGGAAACTTCTGAAGATATTAAAGCTTCTCCAATAGAACAAGAACAAAGTGATAAAAATGCTAATATATCTGGTGGAAGAAATCAAGATAAAAGAGAAGAATCCGCTAGAGCACAGAATAGGGGCAATAAGCCCTCCGCAAACGCAACAGGAGATAGAGCATGACATTTGAAAAATGTATGATACAAACAAAATCAAACCTGAAGAAGAGGGGTTTTGAGAACCCTGAAGAGATTGCAGCTGGCATGTGTACTATGTGGGCGCAAGAGAATGGCGTGGAGCGGGAGTTTGCAGAGGGTACGCATGTTGCACCAGTTCAGAGAACATTCGCTTTAGAAGTCTCTGAAGGTAATGATATGACGTTTTTCAGTGATGAAGGAATAGACTCTGTGGAGTTTCCTGTTATCGCTATTACATCCGGACCTCATGAATATGAGGTAAAAGGAGAACAACATAAAGTTTATATTGAAGGAGGTATGTTGAAGGACAACCTAGAAAAGTTCTCAGAACTCCCGATTTATATTGACCATCAAAGAACAGCTGAGGATTTAATCGGCATGGCAACGAAACCTGAGTTAATCAAGATGGATAATGGAAAGACCGCCGTAAAGATGATGGCAACAGTATCTAATAAATACGGTCGTGGTCAAGAAGTGATGGACAAAGTCAAGGACGGGGACATGACTCATGTCAGTATTGATTGGTTTTCCAATGATATTGATGTGATGGGTGACACATACGCCACCAACATTCGTCCCACAGAGGTAAGTTTCATTG